CAGGCTGCGCTCCCTGATGATCTCCACGTGCTCGGTGCAGCGGTCGTAAACCACCGCGCCGTTCTTGCGGTAGTATCTGGTGAGCACCGTCACCTTTTTGCGGTTGCTCAGCTCCTTCCGGGCGGCGTCATAGCCCTCGTGCTCGTGGCGGTCGTCGCCGGATATGAGCTTCAGCTGATCCTTTGCCAGCCCTTCGGCCTTGGCCTGCTCTCTGACCTTCTCGGCATCCACGCGCTGGGCGATGATTATGTAGGGCTGCCGCTGCACGTTGCGGCACTGAGGATCACCGAAGAAGATGTTAAGCGGGTCGATGGTCTCGCCGCGTATCTCTCCGGTAAAGGGATGCTCTCCCCTGCCCCGAACGCTTGAATCAAAGAAATAGTGCAGCACCCCGGTGCCCAGAGTGGCGGCATCGTCCACCAGCTCGCCGTTCAGCTCGTCCTGCTCGCAACTTTCCCACAGCTGTCGGGCGTAGTCGGTGAAGTCCTTTGCGCCGTTGGAGGCAAGAGAGGCGGCACCCGGATCGGCGGCATACTCGCTGGGGGTGTACTGGATGGTGATGGGCTGGTTGACTATGGCTGCCCGCTTGGTGCGGATGAACATATCCACGATGTTGAATACCGGTCGCGGCAGGTTTCGCGTGCGCTGTGTCGCCGCAGGCCATTGGTCGCCCTCCTTGAAGGCCTCAAACACCGGGAAATCAGCAGCAAAGCCCATGCTGCTCTGATATTCAAGTCCGGCCCTGTATTCGTCCCACAGTTTGGTTGTGGCTGCGCTCATTCGTCATTCCTCCCGGTGGGCTGGGGGCCGTTGAGGAATTCGTTAAGAATCTGCGCCGCGACGTTATAGTTGTCGCTTTGCTTGACGGGCACAGCTAACTGTTTATCATTAAGCTCTTCGACGCACTCCATGGTGGAGCAGATGACGCTGTCCAGCTCGATGAGCTTTTCGTTAAGCCGTTCGATCTCCTTAAATACCTCAGACACGGCAGCATCGTAGGCGAGAAACGCCTTGTCCGTGATCAGGCAATACCCCGCATTACGCAGCAGCCACGCAATAAACTTACCTACCAATTCATCAATCCTCCTGTGTACTCCTCTGCATCCCGCAGCGCAGGCGGCAGAGGGTTATTTTTATGTTCAATGACCGGCGCGGACATTGGCCGCCCGGCGCAGAAATATCGTATTGCATCCGGCGCGTGGGTGATCTCGTGGGGTTCGGTGGCTGCGTCGGAAGGGTGCTTGTCGTCGAACTGCAGCAGGGGGATGGAGCGGATTACGTTCGGACAGGTGCGGAAGAAGGTCAGCATGGAATACTGCTGCCCGCCGTCCTCTCTTACTTTCATCCATTCCTTCATGTGCAGCCAGCCGTCCACACGCTGGTTCTGCACCTTGGTCAGATATATCCCGTTCTCACCGAATATCTCTGCCACGCTCTTGCCGGTGTCCTGCCGACGGTTCCACATATCCGGCGGTGCAAAATATTGGAAGATGTTTTGCCCTGCGCACAGCTCTTTGATCTCCCGCGCTGCGTCGGAGATGATCAGATTGGGCTTGTACACCTCTCGGTACACGAATGCGCGCCCTTGAGGATCAAGTGCTATGCAGTATCCGGCCAACATATCAAGGCCGTAGTCCATTGCGAAATATCTCCGCCAGCCTGCCGGGATCTCGAAGGGCTCGGCGACGTGTATATGCGCTCGCCATTCGGTAAAGTACTGCCCCACAAAGCTATCCCATTTACCGTACAGCCACGCATCGCGCAGCGCATCGGACAGCGACTCAAGATTTCTGACGTACTCAGGGTCATTCTCCATGAGCGCGATGTTGTCATATACCGTAGCTGCGACAAAATCGTAATCGTCCGGGTTTTCGCCCGGAAGAAAATCCCGGTCTATAAACAGGCGCTTGACCCAGGCATGACCGATATCGCCGGGGTTGCAGGTCAGGAAGATATGCTTCGGGAAATTATTGACACCACGGACGCAGGCCTTGAGAGCGTCGAACCACTCCCACTTGAACTGTGTCGCTTCGTCGATACAGATAACGTCGTACTCGTTACCCTGATAGCGCCTCAGATCGTTGTCATTGTCGCAGTAGCCGAAGATGATCTGGCTTTTGCCGATCCTCAGCGTTTTTGTCTTATCGTTGTATTTGGCTCCAAGAGGCTCAAGTAGATCACGCAGCGGCTCGATGTGGTTCTTCATCAAGTCCGGATACGTCCGGCGCAGTATGAGTATCTTTATGCCTTGCCAGAACAGCGCGAGCAGCGCCACCTTGATACGTATGGCCCAGCTCTTACCGCCGCCTCGGGAGCCACCATAGGCGACATATCGCGCTACGGCTTTAAGAAACTGTACCTGCTTTGCGTTGGGTCTGGGAATATTGAGCTTCACTGTATAAACTCTTTCAGCTCGTCGGAAAGTTCAATATGCAGCTCGGTGTCAACGTCGGCTTCCACCTGCTGCTTATCGCGCCATATATCCGGGCGGCGATTCTTGAGCCAGAAGATTTGGGCGGTCGTGTCGGGCGGTACCTCTTTTATCGTCTCTATGCGCTTAACCTCGATGCCGCATTCGTATTCTACGCGTGTTTCAACAGTCGAATATCCGACGGCTCGCTTGAGAAGTGCATTCTCGACCTCGCAATCGACAATATCCTTGCCCCTTTTTAGGGTGTCCGAAATGTCCGGATAGCGCTTTTTCCATTCGGCAAGTGTCGAGCGGGAAATGCCGCACTTTGCTGCTATTTCCTCGTCGGTCAGTCCATCCCGCGCCCATGCTCCGAGCAGCGTGAGGCCGTCCGGTTCTATCCACTGGGCTGCTTTTGATTTAGCCATGATTCAAACCAATCCTTGTAAAAATCGTAAGCCTCCGGTGATTTCTCAAAACTAAAGTGCTCGATGGATGGGTTCTCGTTGAGGTTGCTGGAGGTCTCGATAATAAATTTACCGGCGCTTGTGTCGAGCAGGGCCAGTTTGGCGTGGTTATCAATGCAAATATACCTCCACTCATTCCTCTCGCATATCTGCTTGAGTAGGTGATCACGTTCCTTTTTGTCTGCGGCATTAGCCATAATGCGGCCAGCTACAAGCGAAACATTGCCAAGTCTTCCTTGCTCATGTAACCCTTGAAGCATAACGATTTCTTTTCTTCCAACTCCAAATGTAGAAACATAAAGCTCATTGATAACTGTACGCTGAGCAATATAAAGAATCAGCGATATTACGGAGAAATGGCGATTTGAGATCAGCTTATAGACTTCGTCGTCCGCGGGCAGACATCCACCGAGCAAACTCTCAAGATGGCCGACAGACCCGCCCAGCTTAAAACGTGTTCGCTTTTTCTTTAAGAAGACAGATTCTTGCATCATTCGCGTTTCTCCTGTGTTCTGCATTGGCGGCTCAAAAACTACGCCTTTTGCAGGCGCTGCAAAACTCGCCGCCCTGTGTTTTGCATTGGCTATTAGGAGGGTCAGAGTAAAATGCCAAAACCTCTAACCAAGGTGATCGTAACACGAAAGGCGTGTCAGTTATCACACACTTGAGCTAAACGAGAAAAAGAGCCGGGGTCACTCCCAGCTCTCATAGAATTTCTTTCTCAGGCTGTACAGCAGAGATTCGCTGATATAGTGCCGCATCGCCACCGCAGCCACGCTCAGATCAGGACGGGTCATCACCTCAAACAGGGCTACATAGTGCTCCCCGCCGATCTGCATGCAGAGGTTGATTATCTTCTGCTGCACCTCCGGCGGCTGCTTGAAATACCGCCAGCAGCTGAAGGCTATGTAGCCCTGTTCAACGTAAGACAGGTCGATACCCCGGCGTTTACGGAAGGTCATGGGACTTCTCTCTTTCAGGATTAATATGGCCCCCTGTCTCTTCGGGCACCTCGTCTTCTATTTCTGTCTCAACCTTTGAAACAAACGGCATTTCCTCAAACGCTTCGCTAAGTGCCTGCTTAATTTCGTTTGCGTCGCTTAATCCGCCTTTCTCAGATAGCAATGCTATAAACCATTCGCTAATCGTCAAATGTGCTATTACTTTCATCGTTATTCTCCTTTCTTCTCCCACTCCCTTAGAATCGGCTCATACTCCCCATACCGCTCTGGCCTCACCGGCCTGACAAACGGCGGCGTGCTGAACTCCAGCAGCAGACATTTTCCGATTCTGGGATAATCATTCACATAGCGGTAACCGATAAGTTCACCGTCGCGGATGCGCTGCTTTATCCTGTTGTGGTATGGGTACATATATTTCCTCCTTGTGCTGACGCGGCAGTATCAGCCGCTCGACCGATAGATATTATTCCTCTCTCAGGTTCAAATATCTCTGAATAAGCTCTATGGCCTCCCGGGCACCACGACAGGAAGCGGCTAAATAACCAAAGCCGCGCAGGGCGGCAAGCCAATCGCTCTGATCATCAGACAGCCTGCCGCCTTTACGGCGCTTGAGTTCGATGTAGAGGCCGTGGTACTTGTCCCGGGGGACCGGCAGGCAGATATCCGGCACGCCGGACTTTACGCCCTCGGCTTTCAATCTGCCTGCGGTTGC